CGTGTGGGCGGTGTTTGACGACGCCACGTTCCGGAACCGGCGAGTGGGGGCGGTGGGTTGTGAAGACAGGTTCCAGTCAGTTGAGGCTATGGGCCGGGTGTACTTCCTGGCGCGAGACGGCATTTATTCCCTGGACAGCGTGGGAGGCCCTCCGGTACTGGAGTCTGGTGAACTCGGATCTTACTTCCAGGACAATGTTGACTTCTCAGCCATCACTAAGGCCCGGGTCGGGGCAACTCGTGATCGCCGGGTGCTAGTAGCCCTACCTGTGGCGGGGGGTGGAGTGAATAACCGCCTGCTTGAGTACGACTTGAACTTCTCCACCGTGAGGAGGCCTGGGGGGTCGCGGTCGGTCACCCATCCGTGGTTCTTGCACGACTTGCCTGTCTCGGCGATGGCAGTATTTCGGCCGGCGAACGTGGACGTGTTGGTTGGGGGGGACAATGGGACGAAGCTTCACACCCTGTTCGCTGGGACCTCGGACGATGGGGTGGCCATTAGCGCCTATGCGCTGACGGGGTGGAAGTCATTCATCGCGGAGGAGCCGTTGGAGAGGGTGAGGCGGCTGAATGTGGAGATGGCGGGCAACTTGGTCGTGGACGTGTTCTTGGATCTTAATGCCAACTCCGCAATCTTCTCCCAAGCCATGGACATTTCCCAAGACTCTGACATTCTGTGGGATGGTGGGGGTACTTGGGATGGTGGGGTCTGGACGCCGAGCTCTGCGGTGAAGCTCTTGAGGGTGAGACCTGAGAGCAGGGGGCGGTACCATGCCTTCAAGTTCCGGAATTCACAGCTGAATAAGAGCTTTACCATCTACGCCGCTGAGGCTGCCCTGCGAGGGGGAAAGGAACACTGATATGAGCACGACGTACAGCATTCCCAATCGTCCTACGGGCTCCGACGTTCGCTCTATCTCGGCGATTATCGCTGACTTCGATGCGGTGCTTGCTGCGCTGAACACCTTTGATGGAGGGAATATCTCCGCGGGGACGGTGTTGGCTGCTGCATTGGCCGATGCGGCTAAGTTGGGCCTGAGCGATGGCTCCAATGTGCGGCGTGGGAAGGCGATTATTTCCGCTACAGAGAGCCGAAGCAACACCGCGTATGGACTTTTGACCACACCTGACCGGGTCTCGGGCATTGTGCTTCCCACTGACGGGCTGATTTTGGTCGGTTACCAGGCCACGTGGCAGGAATCGGTGCTTGGGGCGGCCAAAGCGGCCATCTTCGTGGGGGCAAACCAGCTCAAGCAGGCCCAAAGCGCGTCAAATGCCCCTGTGGTGCAGGAAACTACCGCGTCTGGCAGCAGTGCCAACCTCGATGCGCCGTTGGCTACGGGTGCGAGCGGCCTCCAACCGTACGTAGCTACGTCTGGGTACACGGGTGACGTGACTACGGGGCAGATATTGGGGCAGGGGATGACCCGAATCTTCGCTGCTGCGGGTACTTACGACATCTCAGTCCAGTTCAAAGCTTCGTCAGGGTCCGTCACGGCCAAGAACCGCAAGCTGTGGGTCATGTCCATGGGCTTCTGATGGTCAGTCTCCCCGATACCCATACATTCAACAAGGAGGGACTGAGAGCTAACTTCGACGAGATACTCAGGCTCTTCGGTACTATCGTGCCGACGGGTGTGATCTTGCCCTATGCCGGTAGTGCGGCGCCTGATAACGGGTGGTTGCTCTGTGATGGGGCAGCTGTGAGTAGGGCTGGCTATCCGGACTTGTTCAAGCGACTGGGTACTACGTATGGGGCGGGTGATGGGAGCACTACGTTCAACCTGCCAGATCTTCGGGGTCGAGTACCCGTAGGTGAAGACGGTAGTGCGGCCAGGTTGTCGGCGTCTGACGCGCTGGGTAACTCTGGTGGTACTCCCATCTCAAACATGCCTAACCATGCTCACGGCGGGGCCGTTGGGGCGTCAGGTGATATAGTCCACGATCACAACCTTAACTACTTTGGGGTTGCCTACGCGACAGGGGGCACTTTCCACAACCTCTATACCCCGGATGGCGGGTCGAATCCACTGCAAACGGGTACTAACCGACAGACTTTGAACCACGCCCACACCATCTCGGCCGAAGGCACTGGTGGTGCTATGGACAATATGCCTCCATACCAGGTGGTGAACTACATCATCCGTGTCTAAGCTTACTGCACATGCCAAGCCTATCGAAGTCACCATCTTCGATGGCACTAAAGAGGAGAGCTACAAGCCTATGCCTAAGCAGGGCGACTTTCATGGGCTCCCTCACAAATACCGATGCTTCGCAGGAGGGTGGGGTAATGGTAAGACAGCGGCCGGGTGCGCTGAGGCGCTTATGCTCGCGCTTGAGTATCCGGGTTCTACTGGACTTATTGCGAGAAAGACTCGCCCGGAGCTTAAGGCGACGACACAGTACCAGTTTTTCAACGGAGGGGGCGGGAATCCCAAGGCCGACTGGACGGGGTGCCCCCAGGAGCTCATCAGAAACTTCAACAAGTCCGAGCAACGGCTCACGCTCATAAACGGGTCTGTGATCCACTTCTGGCCCCTGGACGACCCTGACAAGCTGAGCAACCTGAACCTGGGCTGGTTCTTGATTGACCAGGCTGAAGAGGTGCCAGAAGAGATGTTTCAGATGCTTCAGGGCCGTTTGAGGCAGCTAGAAGCACCTCGTAAGGGAATTATCCTGTGTAACCCTGCTGGGCACGACTGGATCTGGCGTAGGTGGGTGCATTTGACCTACCCGGACCATGGTTTGATCCACGCTACCACGCACGATAACCCGAACCTACCGGCTGACTACGTAGAGTCGCTGATGAACATGCCTGAAGCTTGGGTGAAGCGGTTCGTACACGGTAGCTGGGAGGTGTTTGAGGGGCAGATTTGGCCCGAGTTCGACCCGGATGCTCATACCATGGCTCCGTTCCAGATTCCCAACTGGTATGAGGGCGTGGAGGGTATTGACCACGGGCGCAGGAATCCGACTGCAGTCCTCTTCGCTTTCTTTGCCCAGATGCACGGCCACGACTACTGCTTTGTGGTCGATGAGCACTACGAAGCCGGGCAGCTTGTGGGGTACCATGCAGAGCGACTACTCGAAAAACGGATCGAATGGGGAGAACCCCTCTACACAGTCATTGACGCTTCGGCTGCTCAAGAGGATCCTAATACTGGTCGTAGTGTTATGGACGAGTACTACGACTATGGCATTGTTACTGTGCCTTCTGACCGTCACGTGGTTGCTCGCATTAACCGTGTGGCCGAGTGGCTCCGTCTGGACCCTAATATTCCTCATCCTGTCACTGGTGAGACTAGGGAGCAGGGGTGGCCACGACTCTTCATCTTCAAGAACTGCGTCCATCTCATCGAGCACATACAGCAGTACCAGTGGAAAAAGAAGCCACCGACTAAGGAAGAGGACGCGAAGGAAGAACCACTGAAGAAAGACGACCACGACGTAGACACGTTGGGCTATATCCTCATGACTCGCCCCCCGCCCGGTCAGTCACCTGAGGGCAACCCAACGTCTAAGAATCAATGGTACTGGGACCGCATCCGTGCGAGAATCGAGGGGCGTGCTACTGAAGTCAACGAGATACTGGGGAGTGAAGCATGACTGGACCTTACGACGGCTATAGAGATCTTCAATACCTGACGGGGACGCTCAACACGGGCTCCAACAGTTTCGTGGAGACAACGCTGACGCTCAGCAACGTCGCGGCGCTCATCAAGCGGATTGCCATCACGGCTGCTGCCAACAGTGGCTTTTCGCTTTACAAGGACTCCTCCGCCGCAGCAACCAACCTGCTGGATGGCGAGTTCGTCAATGCCGCTATCGCGGCGTGGGGTGTAGGAGGCGAGGGACTGTGGGTTCCCAAGTCCAGCACTCTAGTCGTAAGGTTCTTCAACCAACCGACCAACCAGGACTGCACCTACAACCTGCTGGCCGCGATCAAGTAGAGGAGACCCTGAATGCCTGTTAGAGCATGGGAAGTCAATACCCCGGATCAGGCGATACTCACGCCGTATACTGAGTGGTCCCTGTTTCCGAACTCGTTCTGTGACTCAATCCCACGGAACGTCATCCCCAACGTCGTGGTCTCGACGCTTGTTACCTCAGGCACCTTGTTCTGCTGTGGGGGCTTGGTGGTACCGGCTGGACGGTTGGTGACCAACCTCAACGTCCTTATGAGCAACGCCGCTCCCTCAGGGCAGCTCAATGCCTGGATGGCGCTCATTGACGCGGTCACACTGGACGTGCTGGGCAAGACAGCAGACGACACGACCAATACCTGGGCAGCCAACGCCATCATCACCCGCGCGCTCACTACCCCGTACCGAGCACCCACCACCAAGAGGGTCTACGTCGGGCTGTTGCAGAACGTGAGCACCAGCGTTGGTACTTACCGTGGAGCTACCAACCTACCAGGTGCCATTCCCAACCTTCCGCCCCCTCAGCCTGTGCAGATGCCGGAGATGCCTACCTATGT